ACTGGCGTCGCAGAAATCATCCCGCTCATGCCGTGATCTCCAGGATGGACACGATGGCGTCGATCGAGCCAAGTGTGTCGGACGTCAGAAACACACCCCCACCTGCCGGGATAATGATCTTGTTGGCTTCGCCGATCGGCGCTAGCGTCTCGCCGGCTTGCACGCTCGGGCTCTTGATGATCGCCGTGTAATTCGTTCCGTCGTGCAGCTCGACAACCGGCTTAGCCGCCGCGGCCGAGACGTTTGCGAACGTCGCGCCGATCACGATCGCCACGCCGCCAGCCGGAACCGTATAGCCGCCAACACGGGTTCGATCTGTGCCGACGCCTCGCGACGTTAGCGCCTTATATGTTCGTGCCATGTGTCACCCGAATACGATGGCCGCTTCAATCGCCGCATCCGCAACGCTGGTCGCAGACGCCTTCTCAGCATCCAGCTCAGCGAGCGCCGCCTGCACGTTCGTCGATGCGATGCCGCCAGTTGGCGTCACGATGATTGAGCTTGCAGGAATTTGCGACGCGATCAGCGCCGCCACAGCATCCTCTGCTTCCGTGAGGCCGGCACGCACAGCATTGAGCTGGTCGAGAGCCGCCTGAAGCTGAGGCGCCACCGTTTCGGAGATGACTTGGAGCGCTTGCGAAATACCCTGAACCTGCAAGGCCTCAAAGCTGGCCTCCAGAGCCTCACGAGCTGTCAAGCGCTGGTGGATCGACAGCATCACCGCGTTCCAAATGACGCGGTCCAGGACCGGATTGACCGGCCCAAACTGGTAGCCGTTTTCAGCGGAGGGGGCGGACATCGACGATCACCTCGGGTCCGTATTGCGCCACGATCTGGTTCAGGATGTCGCCGCGAATGTCGTGCTGCCCGATCGGTCGCAGCTTGAGCGCCCCGACCTGGACCGGCTTCGACAGAGCGATACGATAGGTCGAGCCGGGGTCAAACTCCGGCGCACTATTCGCCTTGGCCATTTCTCACCTCAGAGCGCGAACAGAGAGGTATTCTCGCCAAACGGGATTTTCTGGACAGTGTCAGTTGTCATGTCGATGCGAAGCCGGGCACTGTCTGTCGACGGCACAGTGAACAGCGACCTGCGCGTGGCCTTCTTCGGGTCGGTAAAATCTGGTTCGATCGACGTCGAAATAGGCGTGTAAACCGTAGACCCGATGACGAGCTTGTGGGCGACAGAGTGATGCAGCGGGTCAAACTGATTCATCACAGTCTCAGCGACGATGCTCGTCGAGCTGAACCCGAAGGTCAGAGGCTTGGTGATAGCCGTCATATCGCTACGGTGGCGCTGGGTGATGCCGCGCGCTTTCGCATCGAGAATGATGGCTGCGGACAACTCCGTCGTGCCCTGGAAGATCGCGCGAAGCCGCGTCAGCGCAGGGAGCCCATGAAGAGGGCCATCCTGGTCGGGGGAGACTGGCGCAATCGTCGTCCACTCTTCGGCGCCAGATGGCTTGACCTGCCATGTGATCGACGTCCCGTCCGGGACCCAGCGCGAGTAGATGAGCTGGATCTGGGTCATGCCGTTTTCGAGCGTCAGCGGGTCGAACTCGACAACCGTGCGGGTCGACGCGAATTTAGCGCCGTAGACGCGGAAGCAAAAGTCCTCGCCGATAGAGCCCTGGGACCAGGCGCCATCGGTACACCAGAACATGCTGCCCTGGGCATACTTGTTTGCGTCCGGGTTATTTTCGTTGTTGTTCCCAACGAACGCGAGCGCGTGGTTCCCGGTCGTCACCGTCGCCCATGCGTAGCGCCGCCCAGACACCAGGAGGCGCGGCGTGAATGGGAACTGAACCCACCCCTCGTTGATCTGTGCCGCAGTCAGAGTCGACCGAGCAATGACCGTTGAGAACAGCGGCTCGCCGGTCTTCGACACCTCCAGCAACATCATCGTGATGTCGCCTTCTGAAGCGGGGCGCGTCACCTTCACCGCGATCGACGTCAGCACCATCGGCTGGGTGATCAAGAACGTCTGCGCGTAGACAGACCCATTCACCCCGAAATTTTCGGTGATGTAGTCCCAATACGTCTCGGTCCACGAATGCTCAACAACCTGTCTCGCGCCATAAATCGTATTCCAACCAGTCTGCTGAACGGTCGCGTTCTGCTGTACCACATCCTCAATGGTGTACTGGTGCTCGTGGGTCGCATTGAGCGTCGACAGATCAATGGTCGCGTCCGTCGTCGTGATCGCGCCTAGCTGCTCGTAGGTGTCTCCGCCGACAGCGAACACCTCGCCAGAGCGCGCGGACCCGATCGCAGCCCATTCCTGGACGTTCTCGCACATCGCGACCGTTGGGCCGTACTCGATCGAGCTGCGGGACACCGTGCGCTGCACGGCGGTCACGACGGTGTGGGTCTGCTGCGAGATGTTCTTGAAGCCGCCAGACCCGTCGACCTCGATCCGCAGCTCCTCCGTCCAAACCGGGAGCAGCACATTGTCGTAGACACGGATGAATGGGTCCGCGTCATCGTAAAGCTCCAGCCGCTCATCGCGCTCGGCCGCGAAGGCGAAGCGGATGCCCTCTCGAATGCGGGCGAGCCAGGAGGCGTGATTGCCGTCCCAATAGTCCATGACGAGGCCGGGGTCGTAGAAATAGCCCCGCGCCTCATCCGGGAAGCTGAGCACTCGGCGCGTCCTGGCGACGTCGCGCTGTACCTGTTGGAGCACCTCCGGGCGCGGGTAAGCGTTGAAGCGCGCCTGGAGGTTCGCGAGGTCGGTCGCCAGCGTAGTTACGCGCTGGAACACCAAGTCCACGCGTGCCTCAAGAATGGTGACGCGTCCCTCGACCTCGTACAGCGTCTTGACGCGGTGCGTGTTCGACGGCTCGACCGCCGAGATGCCAGCATTCGTCAGAAGCACATAGCAGACACAGCAGTCGTTCTCAGCAACCGCCGGCTTCAGCGGAGTCGGCGACGGGAGGCCCTGCTGCACAACGAATTCGACGCGACGTCGATCGACCTTCGGGAGCTGCTCGGCGACGGTCTCCTCGGTGTCGGCGTCGATCTCGACCATGCGCTGCTGGGTGATGGTCTCCGAGACGCCGCGCGCCAGGATGGCGATATAGCGCTGATCGTTGGCCACGAGCGGCAGGTGGACCTGCAAATTCAGTGTCACCGGCGCGTCGAGATCATAGACGAGGTTGTCGACGAAATAGCGGCCTTGATTGATGCGCAGCTCGATCGCCGAGGGGAACTCGACGGCGAACTCGGCCCAATGGTGCGGGTAGCCGATCGCGCCGCCGACGATGTTCTCGTCACCCTCGCGCGCGGCCTCGCCAATGGCGTCAAAGTCGGAGGGCTCGGAAACCTCGGCCTCGGTCCAACGGATCACTTTCGTCATGCTAGCACTCAAATCTTGTTGCGCGGCATGTAGGAGCCGAGCCGGTATCCGGGGTCCAATGACAGGCCGTCGTGCAGCGTACGGCGGCGGTGGTGGGCAAAGTCGACGCGAACCTCGGTCTCCGGTGCCTTGGCGACACGCAGCGCTGTCAGCGCGCGTTTCAGCGACTCGCGGCTCGGCGTCTTGAGCCGGGCGCGGCCGATGACGGAACGGCCCATCACGAAGGCGTGCGGCGGCGTGTGGGTCGTCGTCCTGACGAGGTAGCGCGCCAGGAATGGCGGGTGTCCGACCGGTGTCCGGCCGATGCGGGCCCGCCCCATCACAAACCGGGCCGGGTAGGCCAGCGTGTCGATCAGCTCGGCGTCGACATAGGGCAGCAGCAGCGCGGCGCCCTCACGCGTCCCGAACAGCGCCGCGAGCTGTGTCCAGCGGTGGATGATCTGGCGGCGCCGCGCCTCGGGCCAGTCATCGTACCAGAGGCGGACGCCTTCGTGGGCCGCCAGCACCTTCAGGAATGCCACCGGCGTCTGCAGCGGGTCGACGATCTGGCGGATCGGAACCGGCAGCTCGTCGCTCATGGCCTCAGCCGCAGCAACCTCGCCGGGCATCGGCTCTGGGATCAGATCTGCGACGCTCACGCCGGTCATGCCGCCACCCAATCGATGGCGGCACCCTCGCACACCGGCACGGTGTAGGGGTCGGCCGCGATCCGCACCGGCGCCAGATCGAGCACCTCGATGACGTTGGTGGGGTCGTAGGCTGCGCCCGGCAGCAGGTTCGATGGGATGGCTGCGCCGATGCGGGCGCGGGCCTCGGTCACGCTTGCCACGCGCGAGCGCGCGTCCGACACCACGACGTCCGGGCTGGGGCCGGAGCGGATGCGTAGCCTCAAAGCCACAGTGTAGACGGCCCGTTTCGCGGCCAGGATCGAGACGCTGGTGGCCTCGGCCTTGACGCCCGGTTGATGGATCGCCGTCCGCACCAGCGCCATCTCATCCGCCGTCGGCGCGCGCCCGGCCGGGCCGCAGATCACCACCTCGACATCGCCGCGGCGGCCGTGCACGGCACGGCCGAGCACCACGACGCTGTGGCAAGCCGGCCACGCGGTCAGCGTCTCGTAGATATATTTGCCGGGGCTGCCGGCGGAGGGGCGGTCGAACGATGCGTAATACCGCAGCCGCAGGCGGTCGTCGGTCTCGGTGATAGCCGCCGTGGTCTCGGTTGCCGGTACTACGACGAGGCGGGCCAGGCCCTGCCGCGCGACGATGGCATCGAGATCGCTGCCGGTGGCAAACGGGGCGAGGACGGCCAGGACGGCGTCATTGACCCGCGCACGGTCGAGTAAGCGGATAAAGGACCAGGCCTGCGCCACGGCTGCGACCGGGTCAGCGTCGCGCCCTTCGAAATTGTACTGCGGCAAAGCCGGGTTGATCGCGCGAAGCGTCTCCCACGCGGCAAGGAAGCGCGTCCACCAAGCGTTTAGCAGCGTCTCATAATCCAGCGGCTCGATCGCCGCCGGCCGTGCCAGGGTCGAGAAGTCGATGGCCTCCGTCATGCTGCCACCTCGCGGTTGGCAGCCTGGCTGGCAGCGATGACGAAGGAGCCGTCCGCGGCCTCGACGAGGTCGTAATTGCCGAGGCGGCCCTCGGGGTAGTAGAGGCCGCGGGTGCGGAGCGCGAGGCTGCCGGTGCGGGAGACCGACACCAGCTGGATGGAGCGGATGCGGTATTCTGTCTCCTGGCGGTGCACGGCGGTGACCGCGTCGACATAAAGGTCGAGCACCACCGGAGGCACCAGATTGCGCCCAATGCCGGAGATCTGCTTGGAGCCGAACTCAAGGCGCATCACCCGCGCGCCAACCGCCGTCTTCAGGATCATCTGGACGGACTGCTGGCAGTGCGGCCAGCCCACCAGGGGCTGAAGCGTGACGCGGTCGAGGCCGACCCGGTAGCGGATGCCCATCGGCGCCTCACTCGGCGCCCTTGGTGCGCGCGCGGCGCGCGGGCGGGTCGGCGGCCTCCGGCTGGTCGGCGGCGGGCGGCGGCGCCGGCTCAGCTCCGGTCGCGCGGACGCGGATGGCGGCAAGGCGCTCGCTGTCGGCGTCAAAGGCGGCCGACCGCTGGCCGCCCTTCGGCACCAACGAGCCCTCGCGCAGATCGTGCTCGGCCTCCGCTGTGGTCAGCTCAAGCTCCTGGCCGGGCACCACGCGGCGGCCGGCGACGAATCGCCCGGCGCGATCGGTGACGGTGTAGTGGGGCATGCGGCTCTCCTTCAGTTGGGGTCGGGGTCGGGGGCGACCACGGGCGGGCGCGACACGATGACTTTGCCAGCGGTGACCACGACGTAATCGCCACCCTTGCGGATCTTGGCGGCGGCGCCGGAGGCGACGAACCGCGCATCGCCGACGCGGCCGCGCACCCGCTCCCCCGTCATGTCGAACCGGGCGTCGCCGCGCGTGATGGTGACGTCATCGTCGCCGTCAGGCTGGTTCACCTCGTCGTCAAACCCGGCGAACTCGGCGACGCTGTCGGCGCCGACCACGCCGGACGCCGACACCTGATACATGCGCTGGCCGACCACCGGCTTGATCGCCACGCGGGTGTCGCCGGCAGCGATGGTCGCCACCCGCGTCCACGGCCCCAGCACCTTCTTGCAGGTGGCGGGGTCTTCGCCGAGTTCGAGCTTCACCTGCCAGCGGCCGTCTTGCTTGCGGACCTCGGCGACCTGCCCGGGCATGCGAGCGAGCGCCAGCTTGCGGTGTAGCCGCTCGATCTCCTTGCGGGCGCGGCGCAGCTCCCGGCCGATCAGCGCGCTCATGGCGAGGGCTCCTGCGGCGAGGGGTCCTCGGGCTCCGGATCGCCCGGCAGAATGACGCGGCTGTCCTCGATCCCTGGCGGCGGCGGGCTCTCGAAATCCCAGGTCGCCGGCCCTGCGACCCACACCGTCTGCGACCAGCTCACCGCGTAGTAGGCGGCGCCGGTGCGGGTGACGGCGGTGAACAGCGGCTTGCCCTCGGCGCCATCCGGATACTCGATCTGCGGCAGGCCAAAGCGCGCAAGGCCGTCATCGGCCAGCACGTCGAGCAGCGCGTCGCACAGCGCCTGGCCGAGCTGGGCCCGATCGATGCGGCGCGCGCCGACCGCGCGGTCCTCGACCACGATGTAGACTGCGACGTCGAGCGCCACCTGGCGCAGCCCCGAGGTGGAGCGGTCCGGCCGCTTGTGGCTAATGATCGCGACCGCCAGGCCCGGCGCCTTGAAGGCGTCGGCGGCGGCGATGTCATTGATGTCGAGCCGCCCGGGATGGGCGGTGACGGTGCACCAGGGAAAACGGGCCTTCAAGGTGGCCACAATGGCCGTTTGAAGCTCGTGCGCACGCGAGCTGGCCAGCACGTCGTCGAGGGTGAGCGCAGCGATCATGGCGCGCCTCCCACCAGCTCGCCGAGCCAATAGGTGGTGAGCTGCTCGACCTTGCGGGCATCCTTGGCCGACAGGCCGACGAATGGCCGCGCCGGGATGGTGACCGCCTTCGCAAACACCTTCTGCCCGCCGATGGTGAAGGCCAGGCGCTGGGCGGTCTTGGGTGTGATCCTGGCACCCTCTTGGTGGACGTGGGCGAACTCCCAAGACGAGCCGACCTCGACCTGATCGGCCGAGGCAATGAAGGCAATCGAGTCCCGCAGGTGGCGGCCGGTGTCCAGCAGGGTCGAGGTGCCGGCGCGATTGGGCGGCCAGGCCGCGCCATCGGGCGAGGTCTTGGTCTCCTCGATCCGCTCCCGGGTGGAGTTTTCCAGCGTGCCGCCGATCTCGGTCATCAGCGGCTCGGTGTCCGCCGTGCCCAGCCGCGCCAGGCGCGCCAGGACGGGCGACACATCCGACACATTGACGGTGATGCTGACGCCGGCCATCACCACCCCCGCAGCCGGTCGCGGGTCATCACCCGCTCGGCGGCTTCGACGATCGCCTCGTTCGGCGAAACCGCCCCGGCCGGCTCGGCGCCGCCAGTGCCTGCCGGACCATCGAAGGTCAGGGCGGCCTTGCCGGCGGCAATCGCTTCGAGCCGCTTGATGGCGATCGCATAGCGCTCGGCGATGGCCTCGGTCTGGCGCGCGAACGACAGCGCGACCCGGTAGAGCGCAATGTCGATGGCGTAGACCCGCAGCACGGCGCGGGAGTCCTCGTCGATCCGCGCCAGCTCCTCGCGGGTGTAGCGCGCGGCCAGAATGCCGCCGATCTCCGCCGACGCATCGCCGAGCGCCGCCGCGATCCGCGCGTCATCGCGCACCCCGGTGCTCTCGTCCGCCGCGAGGATGGTGGCCTCGGAGGGATAGCGGGCGATGAGGTCAGCGAGCGTGGCGAAGGCGGCCATGGCGGTCTCCTGATCGTCAGCGTGTGGGGGACGGCGGGTGGCGGCCTTTGGCGTTTGGGTCGAAGCCAACGCCGTAGATCGGCCAGCCGTAGCCGTAGCCGATGATGCGCGCATGCCGACCCTCCGCGTCGTGCCGAGGCGGCTCGCCGCGATAAACGTGAAGGCGATCATCGATCAGGCCCCAAGGATGCAGGCGTCCGCATGCGCGCCGCCGTCTCGTGCCGATCCGCCGCCGCCCGCAGTGCTCGGGCGCTGATCGGGCCCGGCGCGCGGTCGGCGCGCCGGCGCAGCTCGACGGCGATGAACAGGTGCTCGGCGCGTGTCCGCATGATCCAAGCCATTCGGGGTTTGGGGCCGCTCGCGGGCTCAGATGGACCTCCGGCTATCGTAGCCTTCGGGTGGAGCAGGACGCCGGGTACGGCCGATCCGGTCGCCGTCATTTGCATTCCCCTTCCGCGAGACGTTCCTATGGAGAGCGAGGGCGGCGGACCGCCCTCGCTGGTGCCGGCCTGGCCGGCCCCGTGGCAGAGGCCGATCAGACCGGCGGTGCCGCGCGCGGCTCCCCCGAAACGCGCGCGGAATGTCAGTCCGGCCACGCCTCCGCGACCGCGCCGAGCGCGAACAGCGGCGCGTGCTGCGTCTTGGTCAGCACGACCGGCTCGCCCGTGTTGTAGGTCTCGCCGTCGTGGAGGATGGCGCGGGTCGCTGTGAACTCGCGCGTTGCGGGCGGCGTGTCGGCCGGCGCGGCATCGGCTTTGGCGGCCGTCTTGGCGGGATCGGAGGTCGGGGTCTTCGCCATCTCACAGCTCCCCACCCATTAGGCGACCGCGTTCTCGACGAAGTAGCCGACGTCTTTCGCGACGATCAGCTCCTTCACCTTTTCGCCGACGCGGACGCGCTCACCACCTTCAAGGCCGATGTTCGGGTCTTCGACCGAGCCGGCGATACGGGTGCCGACCTGGGCGGTGATGCCGAAGGTGATGCCGCGCTGGGTGGTGGCGGTCGGGTCGAGATAAAGCGCCGCGATGTGCTTGCCCCACACCCGCGCCAGCGACACCTCCTGCCCCTTCTTGGCGGTGTTGACGTAGCTCTCGCCGACCAGCACCTGCTTGATTTCGAGGAGCGCAGCCAGCTCCTCGCGGGTGATCACGCCCTTGTTGGTCAGGTTGCCGCGGACGGCATTGACCAGGTGCGGGTGGCTGGAGAGCTTCGACCACACCGCTTGCCCCATCACCAGCGTGTTGGGGCGGAACACCAGCGTGCCTTCGAGCGCCGCCTTCAGCACGCTGATCGGGTCGGAGTTGGTGTAGTCGCTGAACTGCGAGGTCCCGGACAGGGTGATCTTGCGCCCGGTCGCATAGGTCGCGGCGGCATGCACCAAGTTGGCGACCCGGATCTCGCGCGCCAGCTTGATCAGGTTGGTCAAGCCCTCGACGGCCCGCGCACGCGGATCGAAGCTCGACAGCCCCGCTGCCCGCTGCCGCGCCGCTTCGTTGATGTCCGAGATCGGGATCATGTCATCAAGGCCATGATCCTCGGTCGAGCCGTCCTTCTCGGTGCCGGTGAACTCAACGCGGGCCGGCTGTCCGGTGCGGCCGACGCGGGTCTCCGGCACGGTGAAGCCCTCCGCAAGCGGATACTCGGTCCACTTGAAGCTCTCGCTGGCGACCGGCACGCGCGGCAGCACCTGGTCGGCGATGAGCGTCTGGGCAGGGTTGCTGTAGCCGATCGCGATCGCGGTCAGGGCGGAGTTGACGGGAAACGGACGGTTCGGAGCCATCGGGCAATCCTCGGGTCAAGATGATCAGGCGGAGGCCGGGACGTAGATGGCGCTGGGCGCGACCACGATTTCGACGATGTCGCCCTCGGCGGCCGCAGCCTGCACGATGCCGACGACGCTGACGGTCACCGCCTGAGCACCGGGTGCCGGCACGGCAACCGCGCGCCCCTCGGCGTCGGAGGTCACGCGCGCGCCGCGCACAAGGTTGCCGCCGGCCACCACCTCGGAGAGGCCGAGCGGGACCACGTCAACCATGGCGCCAGCCGACGCACCGGGACTGGTCGACACCCCGAGCAGCGCAGCGGTGTTCGAGGCCGCCTCGGTGGCGGCCTGCTTGGTGGCGTGGAAGGCGACGATCCGGTGTCCCCGGATGTCGGCATTGGCGAGGAAGCTCCGGATCAGCGGCTCGGCCATCAGATGCCTCCATTGGCCTGCACGACGGCATCGGCCAGGCTGAGGGAGCGGCCGGCCTTGGCCGCGGTGTCGATCAGGGCGTGAGCCTTGGCGAGCAGCTCATCGGCTGTGCCGCTTCCGGCGGCAGGCGCCGGGCGGGTGTCAAGGCCGGAGGGCTGCAGCCCGGCCGGGGTGGCGGCGAGCAGCGCGGTGACCTGGGCAAGACCCTCGGACGTGGCGCACAGCGCGGCATACTGCTCGCGCTGGGCCGGGAGGATTTTGCGGTCC